CAAGCGAGGTCCCGTAAACGTCATCAGCATCCCAGATCAAAACACCGTCCGGGTCACGCAGCTCAACGTAGTAGCCTTGCGTTGGGTCGAGAAACACCTCGGGGAAGTACCCGTCTCCATCAGCTTCTACCGGGTTCTCGTTGACGACGGTCATGCCTGGGTCTGACCACGTGTCGGCCAAAAGCGTTGCCTGGCCGGCTACGTAGAAGGTCATCGTGGCGAGTGGCAGCACCGTGCCGTTGTTGTCCTGCGCTCGGTATTTGATGATCGGTAGGTTGCTCATTGGCGAGATCCTTGGCGAGTGTAAACGCGAGGAGGTTCTTGCATTGGTTGTTCTGGTTGTTGGGGTTGCGCTGTCGCGTCACCTACCTGCAAGCCTAGTGAATTGCTTAGTGCACCTATCGCGTTCAGGGTGTAGGTTGTCGGAGCCTTGCCGCTCAACTGCGCCTGTAGCGCCTGGTTGAACAGGTCGATGCTCTTGGGGTTCGAGTAGACCTCGTTGATAGCCTTGTCGTCTCCAAGAACGCCGATAATGAACTTGCCGACCTTGCGGATAGCCATGCCCGTAAGGCCACCGGCCCCGCTGTCGGCCTTCGCCAGAAGCTCGTTGCCCGTCTCCTGTAGCGCCTGGGCTAGTTGTGGTGCGGTTGTCGAGCCCTTGATGCCTGGGCCAAAGGACAGTCTCTTGAGGAGCTGCACCGAACGACGCAACGCAAATTGAGCCATTGGGTCACCCTCGAAGGCCGCATTAAGGCGTGCATCAAACCCGCTCTTGGGATTGGTCAACAGGTCCAGCGCTTGCGCTTGGCTGAACTTGATTACGCCCTCCTCCTCGGCCACCGAACCGCCACGCAGGGGCTTGGCTGCCCTGGTAAATAGATCATCGAGCATCTGTGCGCGTAGCTGACTGGCCTGCGCTGGGTCTGCCTTGTTGAGCACTCGGAAGACACCGCGAATCTGGTCTGTAGATGCGGCCAGAACCCGAGTTGTTATCGTATCGCCAGCGTCACCCGACACCTTGAGAAGTTTTTTTACGGTGGCGGTCGACGCCTCGTCAATTGGCTTCGAATAGTCCGACCACAGCTTATTGGCCAATTTGAGCGTATCGGCTACCTCCCCGCTCGCAATTCCTTTGGACGCCGTCTCAAGGTCTGAGTCAATCGCCGCCAGAACGTTATTGGCAATCCGAGCTTGATTCGCCTCGCTCAAGCCATCGATGATATTGATTTCTCCGCGTCTTACGCTGTTCCACAGCGCGCGAAGGTTCTGCATGTCTTCAATGCTGATTCGACCTGTCTTTGACGCCGCATCCTGTATCTTGAGCAGCGATTCTCTGACCTGAGACGTTATCTTGGCGGGGGCAAATTTGTTCTTGTCCAGTAGCTCCGACATCGCCAGTTGCGCGTTATCGGTTGGTATGATGCGCTTACCCCCAGATAGTTCTGACGCCTTCCGATATACAGGACCGGCCACAGACGTTCGCTCCTTTGCCAGTTCCATGATGTGGTTCTCAAGAGTGGCAACCAGGCCATTGCCCACGTCCGACCGACCCAGCGCCGCAGGGTACGCCGCCACCTTGTCGACGTACATGTCGAGCAACTTGGCTGACTGCAACGTTTGCTTGCGCTCCCCTAGCTGGGCGGCGGTCATCGTGCGAGGGAAGTTGGCTGCTTTCATTTCTGCTAGCGCTAGCTCGGGATTGGCCGTCGACTGCCCCGGGCGGAAGCGGAACGTCTCGCCCAACATCTTCGATGCCTCGTCTTGAAGCTGCATGCTTTGTTCGTAGAAGCTCTTCTGCGTCCCTGTTTGACTCACCGCCTCTAGTTCGTTGGCGCTCTGCGCCGCCTTGGCCGCCACGGAATTAGTAGCGGCTTGTTGCGGGCGGAAGCGATTGATGACGGCGCCAAGGACGCGACCGACCCCATAGGCGGCAGTGCCTCCAGCGGCACCAATAGCGCCACCGATCAGCGTGTCTTTTCCAACTTTGGCGACATCGCCATGTGTCAAATCGGCGCGCGATGAACCGAGAGCCGCCGTCCCTCCGATGGCCGCACCAGTGAGCGCCGCGCGCCCCACTGTGGCAGGTACGCCGCCTGGGGAAGCGGCAGCGACGAGGCCACCGGCAAGCTCACCGACCGCATACGAATTTGGGTTGGCCTTGCTCGCCATGTCGCTAACCGATCGCATCTCGTCGCGCCCATGGCGATACTCGTTGACGAGACTTCCTGGGTTGGTGAGTGCCGTGGCGGGGCTCATGTTGGCTATTCCAGACAGCTCATCTGAAAACCCCGCTGTGGCTCCGCTACCAGCACCCATCATCGCGGACATTAGCTTTGACGCGAACCCGGGTTTAGATAGGCGTTCAGCCAATATCTGCTTGCTCTCGTCGTCGGTGAGCTGGAGGGGCCGTCCCTCCGACTTGGCCCGCGAAAGTATTTGACTCTCAACCGACGGCTGCGGTTCTGACTGCTCTACGGATTGGCCAGCCTCCAATCGTCTATCGAGCTCGGCCCTAGCCTGCTCTGCGGTTATCTCAAGAGGACGCTGAAAATTGATTCCCTGTTGCTTCTGTACCGGCTCGATGGTCGGAGTCTTCTGCCTCGCATCCGACAGCATCTTGATGTACTTGTCAGGCTCCTGCGGATACTGCCGCATCTCGGCGCGCCGTGCGAGTTCCGCCCTGGCCTGTTCTGCCGTGTACCCTGCCATCACCGCACCCCTGCGGCACGACGCAAATCTTCGTCGCTTACCTTCTCAATACCCGGCGGGGGCGGATCCGGCTCTGCGGGCTTGGGTCTAGTGAACGTATCGAGCACGACGTCACCCGGGTTGATACCGGACTGCTGGGCGAGGCGACGATATTGGTTTGCAAGAGCGTCGTAGCGCTGCATCTGGGCTCCGTAGACCTTGCCTGCCTCGTTCTTGAACTGGGCCCGTAGCTCGGGGGCCAACTTCTCGCCGCTCAGTGTCCGATTGTAGAACGCAATCACGTTCTGTGGAAGGCTCCCCGCGTTCTGTGCCGTCGCGTACTCGCCTTCTCGTACCGTTGAGTTGGGGTCGAGCAACTTCATGTAGCCGAAGATAAGCGACATGTCGCCAGCGCCGGTTTCAGACGTTGACATGATCTTGTTGTATGCCGTGGCGATGGTCTGCGCGTCCTTTACCGGCTGGAGCCCCTGAAACTCCTGCCGCAGGTTGTTCGTGCGCATGTCGGGATTCTTGCCACGGGATTGCTCTGCAAGCATTTTCTGAACGCGCTCATCTGCAAGTCCCTGGGCTGGTATCATTCCGAATGCATTGGATGAATGTACGAGCTCTGGAGAGAAGTCCTTGCGCTGCAATTCTGCAGCCTTGATGGCAACTTCCGTGCTCTTCCTCTGCTCCTCGGCTATGGCCTGCTGAACCTTGCGCTGGTAGTCTTCCTCGCCGCGAACAACCTGCGGGGCTACGGTGCGAATTGTGCGAAGCATCTCGTTGTTGCCGGGAATCGTCGTATCCCCCTCGATGCCGCGCACGGTCTGCGGAGCCGCCGCCTGCATCGCCTCTGGCAACAATGACATAGCCTCTCGCTGGTCGCGTTCCCTTGCCTGCGCCTCGGCCTGCGCATCCATCTGTTGTTGCTGCATCTTGATTTGCTGCTGGCGCAACGCCTGCTCTTGTTGAGCCGCCTTTTGCTGCTGCGCGGCCATGAAGATTTGTGCGAGGTCAATGGGCTGTGCTTGGTACATGGCTAGCCTCGGTTTCCGTAGAGCGCCGCGAGGTACGCGGCGTTAGACCCTGCGTTCTGGATGGCCTGTCCGGACGCCGCAAGATCCTGGCCTGCGTACTGCGTCGGCGCTTGGTACATGGGAAGACTGGCCGCCGACAGTTGCGCGTTCTGCGCCTGCTGACCGGTGAGCAGGTTGGCCTGGCCGGCAGCGTTCGCAGAGTACAAGTTGGCAAGCTGCGTCCCCTGATTTCCGTAGATGGACGCCTGGGCATTAGCAGCGTTTCCGTAGGCGTTGGCCGCGTTCGCGCCGCCAGCCGTGTACAGGCCAGAGAGCTGCGATCCCAGACCTTGCTGGATGCTACCAGCCTGCTGGCCGGTCCCAGAGTACAGACTGCCTAGTTGGTTGCCGTACGATGATTGCAGGCCGGCCAGGCCGCTTGCCGTCTGCTGTCGTTGGTTGGCCAGTGATTGACCAGCCTGTGACTGGTATTGCGCTGCCTGCTGCGCGGCTGCGGTCTGCTGTGCGTCGAGGCTGCCGGCGATGCCCTGTTGCTGATTCGCCCAGTTGCCGTACTCGCTCGACGCAAGACCCTGGTTGAAGTCGGTCATCTGCTTGAGCGCAGCACCACCCGTGCGACCTCCGCGAGCCGAGTTCATTCGGTTGATCGCCTGCTCTCCCTGCTGCTGACGAAAGGAATAGTCCTGAGACGGCGTGAAGCTGGCTTGGTAGAGACCGGCTAGGCGGCTGTCACCTAGACCTTGGTTGAGTTCTCCCACGGCACCCTGCACACCCTGCATGGTCGACGCCTGCGCGCCGTAACCTGCACGGTTGAGAGCCGATGATCCACTGGCGAGACCTGACCCCAGGGCCCCTGCCGCAGCGTTCTGCCCCCCGTACAGCGAGGCTAGCGCATCGTTGGCCCCACCCGTTGCCGCGCTCACCCCCTGCTGCTGGCCGGAGTAGAGTGCGGCTAGGCTGTTATCGCGCGCCGAGCCAATCGTCCCGAGAGCTCCGGTGTTGTACTTCCTGAGCACATCCTCGCTTGCCGCCAGTTGCCCAGACAGAAGGCCTTGGGCTTGCTGTCCAGCGGATCTCCGCTGCTCCTCGATAGCGCGTTGCTCGGCGATCTGTGCCTGTAGCGCTTGGTCGGCGGCGGAGATCTGTGCCTTGTTCCCGGCGGCGGAGAAGATCGATCCGATGTTACCGGTACCAACGCCTAGAGCGATGTCCCCGAAGTCGAAGTTTCCCATCGTTCTACCTCTTCTGTGAGAAGTACGCGGCGATGGCCGCTCCCGCGTCTTTTTGCGCCTGGTTGACGGAATTGCCCACCGATGCCAATCCCTGGCCGGCATACTGCGTCGGGACGCCGTAGGCAGACATCAGCGCTTGGCTTAGCTGCGCATTCTGCGCTGCCTGACCCGTGAGCACGTTGCCCTGCGCTGCGGCGTTCTGCTGGTACAGGTTCGCGAGCTGCGTCCCGGTGTTTCCGTACTGCGAAGCCGCTTGTTGGCCGGCGTTGCCGATGACCCCGGCGCCCTGGATCCCGGTGTTCGCGTAGAGTGAGGCTAGGTCATTTCCGGTCTGCTGCTGCGCCGATGCGGCACCAGATCCGGCTCCGCGGTAGATGTCGGCGATGCTCGACGCCGAGTCACCCGATAGCTGAGCCAACTGCTGGCCGCCAGACATCCTTTGCCCTGCTATCGTGTTGCCGGTGTCTGCCTGTAGCCCTGCGAGGTTCGAGGCCGCGGCCATCCGCTGGGAATCGAGCTGCGAAGCAAGCCCGGTCTGCCTCGAGTCAAAAGCCCGTTGCTCACCAAGAGCTGTGTTGCGGTTGTAGTTGCCCAATGCCTTTGCCGTTCGAGCATCGACGCCGGGGACGCCGCTGGCGGCACCGGCCCCTTGCTGCTCACGGAACTGATAGCCGCGGTCAGAGGCCAGATCTTTGCCGTACAGTCCTGCCAGCTTGCTGTTGTCGAGAGCCCCGCGAATCGACGATGCGGCAGCCGCGTTACCCTGGCGCGTTGCCTGCTCGGCTCCCATCTGTCCCATGTTGATGGCCTGCGCCGCGTTGCCCGTTGCCCTGGAGATGGCTCCGGCTCCCTGGTTTGCTCCTCCGTATATCGACGACAGCGCCTGGTCTCGCTGTGACCCCAGCGCCCCGGCTGCGTTCTGCTGGCCGCCGTAGAGCGCGGCGAGCTGGCTGTTCATGCCTGATGAGATTGCGCCCTGTGCCTGCTCGTTGGCTTTGGTCAGCGCACCCTGGCCGGCCATCCCCTGGCCAGCGATAATCCCCTGCGCCTGCTGTGCGACCTGGGAGTTGGCCTCTCGCTGCCTCTGGGCCTCTGCGATTTGGGCCTGGAGAGCGGAGAGCGACTGTTGTGTCTGTGCCTCATTGGCGCGATAGTTCTGAATTCCGCCGCCAATCTCGCCCACACCCTGGGCTATTGCTGCAATCCATGGCATGGTCATGCCCTCCGCAGGTACATCGTTTCTTGAAGCTCAAATCCATCGGCGTCAGCTATGCGCTTGACGTGCTCCTCGCCAAATCCAAACGTCGCTCCGATACTCACGAGGTCGGCGCCGCACTCCTTGGCCCATCTTCGGAAATCAGAGCACAGAATCGAACCGATACCGTGGCCCCTAAACGGAGGGTCAACCCACAGCACCACCTCTCGGGCAACGAGGTGCTTGGCGTTGAACGGTACCGCACCGATGAACCCCAGTAGGCATCCCGCGGTTCTCCCCCCGTCCTCCTCGTAGGCCGCCGCGCAGTATCCGCATGCTCCCCGACACTCATGGATGAAGGCCATCACGTCCGATGCGTCAGCAGGACACCATTTGGAGCACCCGCTCTCATTCCATAGGCTGGTGATCATCCGATGGATATCCGCGATGCGCTCACCCCCGGCGTCTCGCTCAACGAGGATCATCGGGCCTCCGCACGAACGAATGCACCGGAGATAGCCACCTTCACCGGGTCGGTGATGGTAAGCCTGAAATGACGCTGAGCCGACATCCCAAGGCGATTCCACGCTAGCCGGTGGCCATACTCCCCACGCCTTCCCATCAGGGCTCGCACCGACGAACTCCACTGATGCCCCCCGTCCGAACTCCAGTCGAGCAGCGCAGCGGGAGACGATCCGTTTCCGTTGAGCGGCACACCTCCGGCCTCCATGTCGACGAACAGCTCGTGGTATGCCACCCGACCACCGGCTCCATGACTCGGAGGCGCAACAGCCTGGCGCGTGATGCTGTCGCCATCATCCGTGTACGTGTCGAGGTCGAGCTCATAGATGCGCCCATCGGCGCAGTCGCCCACAAGGTGCTTTCCCCACTGGGATGCGTAGCAGTTGGCGCGCCAGCGGCCCATTCCCGCAGACCGGCGCTCATGCCAAAGCCCCGTCGTCAGGTCGTAGCATAGAGTCATGTCAGGGAAGTTGAGCGCATAGAAGACGTGCTCTTCTTGCTTGTACGTGAACGCCCACGCGCTTGCCGGGTCTCTCCGCTCGGACACGATGCGGTGGATGGCCGGCGTCGAGATGGACTTCGCCCCGCCACCAGCGCCCATGTACACAGACAAGTCGTGCCCGAGCCAAAGGACATTGTGCTCGGTCTTGACTATCGACCCGCTGGCCGAGCAACCCTTCTCGATGAACCCGGACCCAGAGCGCGCGAAGGGAAACGTTGAGTCACCCGAGTTGTACCAGAGCTCAGTAGCGGCCTCGGTGAATAGCCAGAGCTGCTGATGGTCTGATACGCATCCCTTGATCTCTCCGGCCAGTGCATCCGCCGTGCTGTAGTCCAGGGCGTCGATGCTCTGCATGTTGTCGAGGCCCGTGATCCAGAACTTTTGCCCGCCTCGCTGCGTGAAAATGCCATAGCCGTCCTGATACGTGGCGCCGTTGAGCCCGGACTCTGGCAGTTCGACAATGCCGTCGATGTTCGCCGCGTAGGCCTTGGTGCTGGTGGCGATACCGATGTGCGTGGCGTTGGCGGTCAGGTAGACGTTGCCAGAGCCAGCGATGTCTCCGACCTCAACGCTAGACCCATCGTGGCTCACGGAAAACAGCTTTGGGCCAGACACCACGAACAGCCGCGGTCCCAACCCAATCGCCCCGCGCACGGGACCGCTGCCGACCGTCACCCATCGCTTGAGCCCAGGGGTACCATAGAGAGCGACGGCAGACTTTGCCCCCTGCGGGCTGGCCTCGAGGTAGAGGTTGACCAACCGCTCGGCGCTGACATTCGACGACCGAGCTTGGTAGCTCTGTGCCGCGAACTGGATTTGCTGCATCGCAGGCATCAGAAGTACTCCGCCCTGATGCGCACGGGTGGCTTGCGTACATCGAACTGACGATGCAATTCGCGCTCGGCTTGCGCCTGGGATGGCTTGAGCGAGTCACCTAGGCCGAAATATCGACCAACGTCACCGGCCACATAGTCACGGATTAGCGGTTGGGCCAATGGCGGGATTGCCGACAGCTCGAACGGGGCGATGCCGAACGTACGCAGGCGTGCATGTGCCGCGATGACCGCGGCATCGACAAGTGCAGCATCCTCGGCGCTCGCGGCCTGGCCAGCCGCCTTGGCCCCGACGTTCTCCAGTACCCGATCGCGGAGCTCGACGGCTGTCCAGTCTGCCATTGGTTACCCCGCGTCAACGCCCGCGGCTTTGAGCATTTCCAGAAGCTCGGCCTTGGTGGTTTTCTGCGTCGTCTCGATGCCGCGCTCCTTGGCCAGGCTCCTGAGCTCCGGCCACGACAAGCCGCCAGCGTCATCGACCGTTGGATCCTCCTCGGCGCGCTTCTTTGTGGTCGTGCCCGCGTCCACCTCCTCGAAACAGTCCATGCCGCGAAGCTTCAAAGCCAGGCCAGGGTCGCCGACGACGACAGGTTCTCCCCGAGGAAACGTGATGCCGCGGATGACGAATGTAGCGAGTGGCTTCTTAACGATCTTTGGGACGCCACCCATAATCACGCGGCCCTCATCGTCCGTTGCATGGCGACCAGCAGGTTTCATTACCTGTCGGCCAGCTGGGTCCAGGACCGGCATCCCGTTGGTATCGAGCAAGGGCTCATCCCTTCCGATGAGCAGCGGCGTCGGAATGGCGTCGGTGTCTACGGCGTTGCCACCATAGACGAACACTCCAGGGCCCTTTTTGAGCTGGGCGAGTCGGCCAGACCGGCGTCGACTATCTTCCTCGCGACTTCGAATGGATGGCATGGAAACTCCTAGTTGATGACAGGGGCCGCCCGGGAAGAGGGAGCCCGGACGGCCACCGTCAAGCTGTTGTTAGTCGCCCACAGCCGAGACGTAGCCAGTAACTAGCCCGTGCTGGAACGAATTGAAGGTTGCTTTGCGGCAGCCGCGGATCTCAGCGACCGCGACACCACGCTTGTTCTGGTAGTCCCAATCGTCCGTTTTGAAGCTCGTGCGAGCCGCCCACGCCATGAGCAGGGCTTGAGCTCCAACCAAGAAGATAGGCTCGACTTCGGTCGTCGCGCTGTCGCCGACGTTCTCGAGCAGGCACCCTCCATTGGCTGGCGTCCGATCCATCTCTGGGATCTCGATACAGATGACGTTACCCACCTTGATTGAGTCACCCGTGAAGATCTTGTTTTGATCACCTCGCACATCGGCGTTTGAGAGCACGGTCTCAAAGTTAGCCTGCAAATCACGATAGGGCAGAGACCCCATCAAGGCATAGTAGCGCTCGCCACCAACAGACTCGGAGCTGCTGGGAACCACCACAGGCCGGACGCTCGGAGAAGCCGCCTGTGCCAGGCGCTTGAGCAGCCGGATGATGCTTTGGTGCGCATCGTCAGCCGTGCCGTCGATCTTCAGAAGGTCGGCGGAGTGATCGCCAGAGTAGTTGGCCTTCGAAGCTCCGAACAAGATGCGCTCGTTACCGACGCTCGGGTTGTTGGCCGCGCACCATGCATCCTTCTGCACTTCGGTGGCCGCAGAATAGGTCGTCAGGCCATCCGTGCACGGAGACAGCAGGCGAGCGATGAACAGGTTGCGAAGCTTCTCCATGTTCCACAGCTTGAGCATGGTTTTGGCCGCGTTGAGCAGGTCGAGCTTGGTCTTGATCTTCTCAAACTGCCCAACCACAACGCCGTGACGGAGTTGGTTGACAGTGACTTTGCACCCGCTGTTGCCAAGAGCTTCCTCATTTCCGGCCAGCGCGTTGTCGCCCTCAACACCGTCACCGGTGAGGCGCGACACGAGCGAGAATGTCAGTTGGTCTCCAGCGTCCTTGGTAAGCTCTTCCTTGACCTGGATCACCGAGTTCTGGGTCGATCCCATGAGAAATGCGAACTGATTCGCGCGAACATATTCGTAGAACTCGTCGTCAGCCCACTGCTCAACGTTGAGGTCGCTGCTAACTGTCGTGTCTGCCATAATTCAAACTCCTGCCGGCGGCAGGCCTAGCCCACGATTTGTTCGATGGGGCTCGGCCCACTCCACACGGCTGGTTTGCCGGACCCGTTTCCACGGACTCCGGCGAGTGATTGTTGGGGTACGGGTGGTCTAGGTGCCTGATGCTGGGGCGCCACAGTCTGGATCTTGGCTGCATACTCGGCCTCGATCTTGGACCTTACATCGGCCTCGATCTTGGCACGGAACGCATCGACCGAGCCGACGCCGCTGAACTCACGGAACGCCTTTGCATACTCGTATAGGCGCTCTGCTGGATCAGGTGACGCCAGGATGTCCTGAGCCACGTACGGAGGCTCCTTGCCCTGGAACGACGCGGTCACTTCGTCATAGTCGCTATGACGCCGCCGTGCGCTCTCTCGGCTGATCTCGGTCCTGATTTCTTGCACCCGCCTGTCATACTCCGCCCGCGTTTCGTTGAGCCGACCTTCGAGGGCGCCGAACTTGTGCTCGACGTAGTCCTTGATGGTTTTCGGGCCCTTCAAATAGAAATCGTCGTCCGTGATGTCGGGCGGCGGGGCCTTTTCTTCCGGCTTGACTGGGGCTGGCGGTGGCGGTGATGCAACCTGTCGCTGCAACTGGGACTCGTAGGCCGTAATGCGGCCTTTGAGTTCTGCGAGCTGTGTCTCAACCTCTCGATAGGCTTTGCGAGCCTTGCGTTTGTCGCCTCGCGCGGCACCCAGGGCTTTCTTCAGACCATCGAGATTGTCGGGGACGTGCTCGTCCTCAGCATCTTCATGCGCGTCTACGGGATCCTTCTTGTCGGGTGCTGGCTTCGATTCGATGGTCGTGTTGGTCTTGGCGTCCGCTGGCTTCTCGCCTGCGTCGGCCTTCTCCGGGACCGTTGGTTCTAATGGTTCCGCTACCGCGGCGGCGACACCGCCTCCCGTGGCCTCGGTTTTGGCTGTAGCACTCGACAGGATTTCGTCCATCGACCGCATGCATTCTCCTCGGCATCACGCCGCTTTCCGCCACCGCCACATCACATGGCTTGTAGCGAGTCACTTTTCATGTTACCCCTATAACGCATAACGTTGCAAGCCTTTCCACAAAGGAGATCCCATCATGCGTCCGTTTCTATCGTTCGTTTTTGTTGCTTTGTTGGCAAATTTTGCCATTGCTGGCAATACCCAGGTCAGCCCGTCGACCTACGTTAAGGCTCCAGGCTACTACGGGCGCAGTGATGGCCTGTACCAGGAAGTAAACAGCAAGGGAATCGTAGTAATCAATAATGGAACATCGGGTGCCGTAATCGGGCCCAGCTACCGAGAAACGTTTGCCTACGGCTCGACCAAGGGCATGAGCCAGCTGGCATGGTCGACGGGGCTCACATCTGCTGGCTCGACGACCACCGTGCCCGTGCAAATGACCTTCGCCAGTGGCGTGCGCCTCATGTGGGCGAGCGTCGTCACCGAGACGTTGTTTCCTGTTACCTCGGCTACCGGCCTCAATATCGTTGGCGACCTAGTCCAGAATGACGGCCTCGAGATCTTCGGTGGCGTGCTCGGTGGTAGTGGTCGACCGTTCGTTGTCGGGACCGACCCCGCATTCTACTTCTGTTCGACGCTAGCCCAGAATGACGTGAGCGGTCAGACGATCTTGCGCGTGGGTTTCCGCAAGGTTGAGGCGATGAACGCGGTATTCGCCAACTATGACACCTATGCCACCATCGGCCCAGACGCCGGGACCATCAACATCTCTACTGAGCTAGCCGGCGCCGGCATCGTCACCACGGACACTACCGATGATGCGGCTGACGCATCAGTGCACAAGTACTGCGTCAACGTGAGCGCGGCGGGCGCGGTTACCTACACCATCGACGGCGCGGCACCCACGGTTACCGCTGCCGTAACGCTTACCTCCGGCATCTCGGTGATCCCCTTCGTTCACTTCGTTGAGTCCGGGGACGCGGCTACCGACACCATCGATATGCGACTATGGGAAGTCGGCTACCTGTAACCACAACAACAAGTCATCACATACGAGGTCGTCATGGCACAACTTAACTCGTCCCAGTACAAGAGTCTAAACAGCCCGCTGTATGGTGTGTCTTGTGGCTTTTACTTGGACTCAGTTGCCAGCCAGGTGGTGCTGGCTCTGAATGATGTGATCATTGCCAGATTCGATGCAGCCGGCATTGAGACCGACCTCGAGGTGACCAGCGAGGCCCGCGGTGATCTTCTTCGCCGCGGGGCCTCTGCCTGGGAGCGCGTGGCGGCCAAAGCTTCCGGACAGGTTCTCATGGGCGACGGCACCGACGTCGTGAGCCAGGCACTCACCGGTGACGTTACGTTAACCGGCGCTGGCGTCACGGCCATCGGAGCCAACAAGGTCCTCGCGTCGATGCTCGCTGCGAATGCGTTCCAGGTAGCCACAGGGTCCATTGCGTCTGCGGACATCACCGCGACCGGCGCCGGGAAGCTTGGCCATGCTGACGGGTACCCGTTGGTGGCACCTGTTGGCGCCCATAATGTCCCTGAGTTCGTTTCCGCCATGCTTGTCTATGACTTCGGCGTGGCCGGCTACGCGGCCGGTGGCAATGTCACCGTCAACCTGAGTGGCGGCGCCGCTCAATCAGACCTCGTTGCCGCTGCCGATTTCTGTGGGGCTGGTGCGGACAAGGCCGTTCTTCTGAGACCTCCAACTGCTTCCGCGGGCGTGGCGATGGTCGAAAATGCTGGCCTCAACCTCGTGG